TTAAGTATTAATAAAACGGTTTGATATACTGAATTTACGTTTATCATTATATTATTATTTTAATAAAAGGCGGGCGAACCCGCCTTATTATTGTTATAGTCTTTTTTCTATAGACTTAAATACTTCTATTCCTTCATCAGTTTTAAACCAAGCAGCTATTGCTGAATATGGATTTTCATCAAATGGAACGTTTAAAAGCTTTCTATCATTACTAGTCCAATGTACAGATCTGTTATCTGGTGATACTCTAATAATCTGAGCTTCAACAGCGTTGATAGCAAAGTTTCTTAGTTGCACGTTTTCATCAGAGGCTAGTGATAAAAATAACTTAGGGTTTTGTTTAGCTAAAAGTAATAAATCTCTTCTTAGTTCTTTTGAAGACATTTTATTTACTTTAGAACCATACTCTACTCTTACTATTGCTTCAGCCATATCAACATCCATGTTTCTAGCAGCATTTAAAGCTTCAATTTCCCACTCAATAATTTCAATTTGATCATCAGCTATTTGTTGTGGTATATGTTCTTTATATCTTAAAGTTTTCATTGGGTGATATAAAGATAATAGTTTTTGTAATGCAATTTTTTCTTTTGGAACATTTAATGTACCATCTCTAAAAGTTATATGTCCTAAAGTTACTTCACCTTTTTGCTCATCTACAAATGGACTTGACATGTTTGTAGCATATCTAAGTTCTCTTTGTTCTTTACTTGCTGCATCATACCATAATAACGGGTGTCTTCTAGTATGTTTAGCAGGTATTGTAAACGTTAAAGGTTCTTTGTTTTGAGTTAGTATATAAGTTCTATCTTTTACTTCCCAGTCATCTTTTTTAACTGGTTTTATAGGTGTAGGTTTTTGAGTTGCAACAGCAACTTCTTCTACAGCTACGTCTTCTTGTTTTTTCTTTTTTGCCATAATATAATATAATTAAATAGTTTATAAAAGTAATAATTACCCCCGTCAATATAACGAGGGTAAAAATTACATGAGTAATTACACTCCTTTGAATAGTACAAAGTTGTTAGCAGCTTGAGTTACTAAACATCTTTCTGATAGGAAGTTAACTTCCATAGCATCAAGATCACTAGTAAATGCACCACCAACAGAACCTGTTAACCAAGACTTCATTCTTCTATCATCAGTTTGTGAAGCTCTATATCTTACGTGTAAGAAAGGTCTTCTGATGTTAGTTCCTAAAATTTGGTCATAAACAGTTGTAGTACCAGCTGGAATTAAAACTCCTTCAATCGAGTTTGGTCCAACTTGCGCACCTCTTGTAGAAGCATCGTTTAAGTATTTCCAATCTGTTTTGTAAAAGTCATATGAACCTCTTCTGAAACCGCTAAAACCTAAGTTTAACGCCATTTCTTCTGAGTTTTCAAATAAACCAAAAGCAGTACCACCTGCAGATCCAGCTGATATAGCAGCAAGCATATCATCAAAATCAAGAGCAGTTTGTCTGTCTAAGAATAACATGTTTTCTTCAATCGCACCCTGAGTATCTAAGTTTCTAAGAATATCATCGAAATCACTGATACCTGTAGCTGCAGCAAACCCAACTTGTACATTACCTCTATCTTCAATAGCAGCAAATAAACCTTGAGTTCCTTTTAATCCAGTGATAGGAGATACAGCAGCATCAACTAATTCACCTTCTACACACATCATTTCTAAATAATCTTCAAATCTTAATCTAGTTTCAGATTCAGCCTTTAGATACCATAAGTATCCTCCAGTTCCATCTTCAGTAGCAACTTCTACCCAACCAATTTGAGCAGTATCAGAACCATTTACTACGTATTTGTTTCTGATAATTACAGGTAGGTTAGAAAATTGAGTAAACGCTGGGTCAACACTAATGTATCCATCTGGTTGTGTAGCAGCATCGTAGTTAGGAGTAATAGATCCTTTTCTATACTCAGAACCATATACGAATACTTTTACATTACCAACTAGTCCAGCACCTGCTAAGTTAGCAGCCGTGTATGTGGATACAGTAATTGTACCTGCAGCACCAGGAGTACTAGCAGTAACAAGAGCTTTAGCTTCGTTTCCGAAGTCGTCCATTACTACAACAGTAGCATTTACAGAAATAACATTGTTTACTCCTGCAACAGCACCTGGGTTAAGTGTAATGATACCTGTAGCACTAACAAATGTACAGTTATCATATGCAATATGTAATCTATTTTGTTCAGACCAGATTACTTGGTCACTTGTCATTGGAAGCTCCGCCCCAACCATTCTTAAGAATCCAGATAAAGTTCTATTACCATATCTTTCAACTTCAGCTTCGTAGATCTCTGGTAAATACTGTTGAGCAAATGATGTAAAATCAGCTGCAGCAGGATCAGTCCACTGTAAATAGTTAGTTTGTAAGACTTCTTGTACTTGGCTTGGTACAATAGTACCAAACTGGGGATTTAAAGCCATAATTTTAAATTTTAATTATTAAATGTTCGTTTTTTGATTTTTAATTTTGATGAATCTGCTCCACTAATAGCTTTTACCTTAAAACCGCTAACGTAGACATCCCCGCTGGCAACTTGCCTTGGCGCATCCGTAGCTGGGTTTTTAGATTGTTTAACTATGTTTTTAACACCGTCTGCTTTACCTTGCTCATAAAAATGAGAAGCTAGCTTGTCAGCATTCATCGCAGCATATAAAGCTTTATGATAACCCGCAGTATCTCCAATATTTCCATCTTTGTCTAAAAATCGGTTTACAAAGTTTTCTATATTAGATTGTGAATTAGCAGTTGCCTTAGGATCTTTTAACTTATATCTAAATCTTTTATCTCCTACCGTATAATCGAAACCTTCAAAATTAGTATTAAATAAATCGCTAGTTTTTTGTTTAAAATTTTCCTGAGACTGCTTTATATTTTCTTGCTGTTTATTGTAACGATTAAAAAAATCCATCGCTTTTTGTTGCTCTTGCGTAACACCAGGTCTTTGCTTTATTTCAGCATAATATTTAGATTTTTTATTTTCTAAATCTTTTTTAGCGTTAGCAACAGCTTCTTTATAAGCTAATTTTTTTCTTCGTATATCTTTTTGCTCATCTAATTCTTCATCAAAACTATAATCTTCCATTATAAGATTAATGTCTTCTGAGTCTAAATGAGGTTTTGTTTTTCTTAAATACTCTTTCAACAATTGATCGTTGTCTAGCTTAGTATAATCTTTATTAAGCTCTACGTAATCTTCAACCGTACCACCTGTTTCATTCATAAATGTTACCAGCTTTTCTACATTTTCTGGTAATTCAGGCATTTTAATTATCGGAGTATCTTGTTTTTTTACTTCAACTGGTTTAACTTCTTCAGTTATCTCCTCAATTACTTGGAGCGGAGATTCTTCATTAGCATCTGTATCGCTGACCCGTACTTCTTTGTCCACTTCTGTGCCAACTTTGGGTTCGTTGCCCACAGGTACTTCCTCTGTTTTTCGCTCTTGAACGGCATCGTCTTCTTTTTTAGTTAAATCAATTTTAGGAGTTTCTACCTTTTGTTCTATAGGTTTTTTCATCTCCATTTTTACAGGCTCAGTGTTAGTTTTACCTAAATCTTTTGCCTTTCTTTTTGGTTTTATTTTACCTTTTAAAGTAAATTCACCTTCTTGCTTGACCTCTACGGCCGCTTTTTTTTCTGCCATAATATAATATAATTAAATAATTAATACTAAATAGTTGGTTGTTGCCCACCTTGAGCTTCAAAGTTAATTGGTAATAAATCATTTTTTCTTTGATCTATCATTTGACTTTGTTGTGTGCCAGCTATTCTTGTTCTTTTATCTTTACGATCTTCAATTGATTGCTCTTTTTTAGACTCGCGTTGATTTTTTACTTGTTCTAATTGTAATTGATAATTAAACTCTTCAGCCATCAACTGACGTTTAATTTCAGCTTCAGTTTGCATACGTTGTATTTCAAACTGAGACTTAGCTTGTTCAAAGTTTACTTTTTCACTAGTTAAAGCTTGTTGTTTTTGAACCTCTGCTTCTGCCGCTGCTTGAGATGCTTGAGAATTTGCCTGAGCTTGTTGTTGACTCATTTCAGCTTGCATTTGTCTTTCTCTTTGCAACTTACGCTTACGCTTCATTTTTAGCATTTGATTAGCTAATTTTAAATTACGTATTTGTCTTATCTCAATAGCGTCTTCTAAATCTACACCACCACTTGATAAAGCTACTTGTATGTTTTGTTCAAGCTTTGCTTTTTCTTCCTCGTCTGGTTCAAGGTCTAAGAAAATACCAAAATCGTGTAGATTTAATTCTTCTAAACCTTGCAGCGTTTTAGTATTAAAAACCGTAATGCTTTGATTTAAAGCGTTTGCCGTTAACGGATAATCTAACA